CGGGGCCGAGACTGCGCCAACCGAGAGGGCGCGGAGGAATCCGTCCTTGATGAGGGTGAAGTATTCCTTCGCCTTTTCGGTTTTGGCGAACTCGCACTTGACGCGGACGCCGAACGCATCCTTGGTGATTTCTGTCACGCGGCCAATGGGGGGCTGCGCGTAGTTGTGGCCCACCATCAGGACGGGATTCTTCTGGAACATAGAGAAGTCGCACCCGTCAGGCATGAGGATGTCGCCGTCGAGATCGACAACGCGCGTGGACGCGTAGCCGTCGATGGCCATGACGCCCTCGACAATCGTGGCGTCCTTGACCAGAATGACCGTGGGCGTCCGGTCGATGTCCGCGAAGTCGGGCTTGTCCTTGAGCATCGTGCGGAGTTCCTCCGGCAGATGCGGGGAAACGGACGCGATTGCTACGGTCACGCGGTGTCCCTGTTTCAGAATATCATTGGCCTTCATTTTCTCCGTCCTTTCTTACATCCTAAAGCCGGGCATCAGGGTGCCTCGGTCATTGATTTGAACCTTGTTGCTCATGTCTGGAAACGCTTTGTCAATCGTGGTGCCGCTGAACGCATTCATCCCATCCTCGTGTTTGGAGTAGGATTTCAGCAAGACCGTGGACAGGTCTGCCGCCACTCGCGCGATGTCGTACTGATCCGTGAATTCCGCACGTTCGCGCTGCCGTTCTGGTGTCCTGAAAAGCACGGGATCGGCGGCGACCTTCATCAGTCGGGCCGCGACTGCGGCTGGCTCCACGATCCATTGCACCGTGCCACGGGATGAGCAGAAGGGGACTTGTTCCGACACGATCAGGTCGGGATCGCATTCCCCGAACTCCGTCATGCTGGAGTTGTTCGGCATCACCACCGGACAGCCACAGGCCATGGCCTCAATGATCGGAAGGCCGAACCCTTCGCCGCGAGCCGTGTGCAGGAACACATCGGCGGCGCAGTAGTGATCGCGGAGATGCTCTTGCGTCAGTTCCCCGTTGACGTATTGATAGACGGGCGGGAAGAATAGATTGGCCTTCGGTATCCCAAGGGACTGCGCCATGGCGACGATGTCCTCGCCGTTGTACCAGTTGCCCGTGGGATCGGTGTGGATGTACAGCACGGCTTCACGGCCCTGCTCTTTCATGGCCCGAAGGAGAATCGTGAACGCGGCCAATGCCCCATAGAAATTCTTGCGGGACGGGATGCTCATGTTCGCGCTGTTCATGACGATGTAGAACGTATCGCCGAAAGGCAGTCCCCTGCCGAACAGCTTTCCGATGCGTTCCCGCGCGGCCTTGCGAGCCGAATGCTCCATCGGCCTGAACGTGGCCGTGTCGATTGCCAGAGGAACGTACTCGGCATCGTACCCCGCCTTTTCCATTACGCGCTGGCCGAACCGAGACATCGCGAGGCGAGTCCGGGCGTGGGGGACGCGATCCGCTATTTCGGGCATCAGGGGAGCCGAGTCGATAACGTGCCAGCAGGCCCACCAGAACTTGGCGAACTTCTCCGCATCGACGGCGAAGGAGTCCATGCACGAGAGGACGATGTCGGGCTTGAAGTCGTTGACGTGTCCGAGGATCATGTCGTTGCCCATGCCCCCGCGCGGCCCCGGCGCGTAGACGCGGAATCCATTGATGTCCGTCTTGCAGGGCGTGGAGCAGACCGATGACACGGCCAGTTCATGTCCGAGATTCCTCAACGCCTTGGTGAACAGGCCGGTCTGAACGCCGTATCCTGTTCCGTATTCTGCCGGGACCCCATGCCATAGTATCTTCATTCCTCGTCCTCGCTTTCCTCGCTTTTTCTGGTTACGTCCATCACGACTGGTAACAACGCGCAACGGCAATTAGGATGCAACGGGGGGCCGTCAATGTCAAGATAGTCGAAGTCCATCGTGAGCGGCTTGCCCTTCCAGCTGACGGTCATCGACTGGCCCTGCGTGAAAAATGGCTGATTAAGGGGGACGACTCGCCGGTGCATCTCCTCGCAGAAGGGACAGGCATCAGCGGAGGCGTCCCACTCCTTGCCGGATACAACACCCGTTTCCTTCCACGCTGTTGCCGAGCCGGCCGATATGGCGCGAGCCGACTCCGTCCGGGCAATCATCTCCGCTCGCCAGTTCTCTGCCCTCTCCGGGTCAACGATGCCGAACACGGCCTGCACCCGCTTCTGTAGCTGGCCGATCCCTTCGCCTTGCTCAAGGCCCGTGGCGATGGCGTTCGCAAGGCCGCGCTGTGTAGACCTTCCGCATGAGTGCGCGAAATCGTAGGTATGCTGCCGAGCCGCGAGGATCACCTTCGGGCGGTCAACGAAATCGCCAAGGTTCACGCCGATCTTCTTCGCCGCCTGCTTCCCCGATACGCTGAACTGCAAGCCGATCTGCCCGTGGGTGAGCCGGTATATTTCATCGGCCTGTTCCTGAGAGGCAACCCAATCGAACGAGTTCATGTCGATCAGGTTGCGCTTCGTGGCTTCGCGATACTGCCGCGCAAAGAAGCCTGCCATGGCTTTCAGGATGTTCCGTTCAACGCCCGTCAGGAGAGGCTTATTCTGCATCGTGTCCCCGCGAGGCTCTTGTGGATGCGGCCACCGTCAATGCTCTTTTCCCCGCGCTGTCCGGGCATCGTCCCCGGAAGAGACACGGGCTGGTCGGCTGGATTGAGGGCTCCAGCGAACACATCGTCGGCGCGTTCATCGTCAATGGGCTCAAGGCCGCGAGACTGGCGAATTTCGTTGATCGTCATGATGTTGTTCTGACGGTCTGCCGCCTCCTGCGACTGCCGGAAGTCCTTATCGTCCTCGACGATGTTGTCATAGGCGCAGAACAGCGTGGGCTCGCCGTACATGGGGATCAGCTGGGCATTCTGCTTCTGCTCCATCCGGGTCAGCGTAGGCTTGAGTTCATAACGCGACCAGATGTAAATGGCCCCGTCGATGTTCGCCCTGTTGGGATTCTCGGAGTAGAGGGCCACGCTCTGGCCGAAGGCGTTCAGTATCTCATCGCGCCTCCACGGGCGGCCTTGGATGAAGCCAAGCTCGTTCGGCTTGTAGCCGAGGGGCTCGACATCGAAGTCCTCGTCCATGATGCCCACGCCGCCTGCATTGTGGATTCCACGGAATTGCGCGTTCCAGTCGATCAGCTTGCGACGGGCCTGCGCGGGATCAAGCCTGCCCTTCTTGTATTTCAGGAGGAGATCGGGAATGGCGCGATTCTTTGCCAACTGCTGTTCGTACTGCTCGATGGCTTCATGGGACGACACGGCGTACCACGCGGCTTCGATGCGGGACAGGCCGTACAGCTGGGATCGAAGGGAAGGACGCCGGAACTGGATCACTTCTTCCGGGGAGAAGCTTTCGAGATTCAAGCCCTGCCCGTAGATGTAGGCGTCAATCAGGCGGGTCTTGCCTGCCTTGATCCGAACCATGTTGGACGGCATGATGTACAAGGCGACGGGCAGACCCTTCATGATCCCCGTTCCGGTTTCGATGTACCAGTAGGTGTTGCCGGTGCAGTCTGCCCACAAAGATGTCTCCTCCGTGAAGTCGAAGGCATCGCGGTACTCGTTCACGTTCTTCATCAGCTCGATAAACGGGTGTTCGGTGATCTCCAGAACGTCAGCCGCCGCGTTGATCTTGCCAGCGGGAGTGCCGCCTGCCTTGAGAAGCCGGTGCCAATCGCTCCGATCAACGTGCCGGAAGGGGGCGTGCTTGGGTTCGGGCATCCCCGTGCCGCGAGCCGAGAACAGCCGGATGTTGGATGCCGCGAGAGCCACCGCGTTTCGTTGCGCGGCGACATAGACCCACGAGCGGAAGAACGATATGGCGGTGTCCTGATCGAATGGCGTGGGCGTCGGCATGTCCTGCCTGCCGGATGTCCGACTGACGGTTCCGAACAGGCGGTCAATCACCGCCGCCGACTTGTTCATCAGGAAATTGCGAGCCGCGTCCTTGAAGGTGATCCCGTTCATGCCATTCTCCTCATAATCGCGCAGGCCTCGCGGAAGTCGATCTTCCCGAAGTCCCGCTCATGCGCCATGGCCCACTGATACTGTTCGGGCCTGTTGTTTTCGAGCCAACTCCAAAATCGCTTCACCGCCAGCGGGTTTGCCGAGTGCGGGGCTATCTCATTCGAGAATTTGTGATGCAGGGGGCAGAGCACGACGATGTTCTGCGCCGTCAGGCGGTGTCGGGGGCATCGGCCCTTCGGGATGACATGGTGCGCGACGGTTTTGAAAATGTTCTGCTTGCCCTCTGATGCGCACACCGCGCACGGAAGGCCACGGTACTGCGCCATGAAGAGTTCATCGGCCTCGTGTTTCCAGAAGGATGAGGAGCCGTCCCGTTTGCGCTTGGCCAGCCGGGATAGCGGCTTCTTCCGACGAAGCGGGGATCGTTTCACATTCTCCTCCATGCGGTTGAGTCATCCATGAGCCTCTCCAGCCGTTCGCCCTCTGATTCCACGGGCAGATGTTCCTCAATATACCGTTCTCCGAGGATTCTGTCCATTTCGGCCTTGTGAGCCAGCGCAAGGCGTTTTATCCGGGCGAATGGAGTCTCGACGGGGGTCGGCTGCTTATCGGCCTCTGCGGGGCTGGCAGGGGCCTTGTCGGGGGCGTCCGATGGCGTGTTGTCAGGAGTCATCGAAGTCCAGCCTCGTAAAGGATTTTCAAAGCCTCAGTCCGCTCGTCCGGGTCCGTGATGGCGTTCGCGGCGTCCAGCATCTCCCGTTCGAGCTTGGTCAGCATCCGTGAGCCGGATGTTACCCCCGAGGTCATAGTCGGGTCAATCCGCGATTCTGCGAGGGAGTTATAGGCCCCCGAAATGGCGTCCACAACGTCATCGTGCAGGCAATCAAGGGAGAAGGACTCCAGTTCATCAAGGGCCTGCGTGTTCCAAGGGGCAATGAGCATCCGGACGTTCCCGGCCTCGCCGGATGACGCAAGGGGCCGCGCCCGGACTTCTTTGGAGCCTGACGAGGGGATGCCCAAGAAATCGAACCCGACCAGCACTTCACGGGCGAAGTGGGAAACCGCGATCTTGCCAGCGGAGCCGCCCTCCTGCTCCATGCGTATCGAAACACTACGCCCGTCCTCGATAGCAGTCTGGAGTATGACGCGCTGTGATTCTTCCGGCGACCAGCGGCCCCGCTTCACGTTGAGGATGTACCAGATGCCGTCTTTCAGGCCAACCTTTGCCCCCACGGTCCAGTCAGGATCGTTTCCCTTGGCGTCCGTGAGGGCGAGTGCCGGAGTGGCCGCCATGTCCCAGAATCGGCAGACGAACTCGAAATTGGCGGGTGCTTCGGGTATCAGGACGAACCAATGCCGCTTGAACAGGATGCCGCCCGGACGGATATGCCAGTTGCCGCCCTTGACCTTGTCTCCGAGCAATCTCTTCCGCTCCAGTTCCGGCAGGGCCATCAGCGAGGCAAGGTATTGTGGATTCTTCGCCAGCATTATCGGGTTGTCATAGACGGACGCCGGGATGAACGTGACAGACTTGGGGATCGCCTGCTGGTTGATCTTGAGCAGTTCCTCTTTCGTATCGGCCCACACGAGCGTGTTGCCGTCGCGGATGAAGTACCGCCGCTTGCCGATTCGCTCCGGTATGGCGTAGCCTTCTTCGTCAAGCCACCAGTCGATGAAGTCGGCCAGCCATCCGGGTTGTGGGTTGGCCGTGGCCCTGATGTAGGGCTGCACCGTGGAGGAGGAGCGGTTGCGCGACATCATGAAGAAGAACTGGCTCTCCGTGAACTGCTCCAGCTGATCGAAGCCGATCAATGGAATTTGTGCGCCCTGATAGTTGTACTTGCTGTCCTCGTGCTGCATTTGCCGGAAGGAGATTTTGGCTCCGGACGGGAATATCCACGACAGGTCTCCGGGTTTGGCGTATGGGGCCGGGCGCACGTTGAGATAGATTTCCTTCGACTCGTCCCATAGACCGCCCTGCGTGGTGATCTGCGGGTAAATGCGCCGGAAGATGACCGCGCCGAACATGGGATCGTGAACGTGATAGAGGGGCTCTGTCAGGAGCGAGAACGTCTTGCCCCCGCCTGCGGCCCCGCCGTAGATGGCAATGTCCTCCGTGCTGGACAGGAACATCTCTTGCCGTCCGTGCTGGCTTTTGATGGCCGTATAGTCGAGGGGAAGGGCATCTTCGCTGATAGGGGTTAACCCCTCCCCCCCGCGCGCGCGGGTTTCTTTTCTTTTCTTATACATAAGACTTAAGAGAATACAGAAGGGAGTTTGGGAACATGGGGTTAACCCCTCTCGGATGCGGGGGGAGACTGCTGTCCATCAACGTCCTTGCGCTTGGGCGGCAGAAGGATGAAGAGATTCGTGGCAACCGTGGGGGAACCGCCCTCTACGGCGCCGGAGAGATTGAGTCCTTGGGATTCACGCCACTTGTCGGGCCTCCTGTTTTTAAGCCAGAAGATCATGGCCGACACGGACGGGCTGGTTGACTTGGCCTTGGTGACATCGGTAGGCGTCAGCTTCCCCTGATCCATGCGGCCCCGGACGACTTCGCTGGTGGACTCGATCCCCAAGGCCGCTTTGGCGAGGGCGTTCTCAATCTCCATGTCGATGCCACGGTGAGCGTCCTTTAGGGCTTGATCGACTTCGGGAAACTTCTTTCGCCATCGGGACAGGGTTTCCGGCGCAAGGCCAAGGTAGTACGCGATTTCCGCATCCGTCTTGCCCACGGCAGACAGGGCGAAAATTATGTGAGGCGTCCGCGCCGGATCGTAGGGCTTGGGGCCGGTCTTTTGCTTGGGCGGTTTCACCTTGGCTTGATGGCTATGCTGTTTGGCCATCAGAAGTCCAACTGGATGCAGTATTCCGAGCCACGCCGCTCCACGCGCCTGATAAACCGTGGGTATTCGGCCATGAGGAGCTTGGTGCATCGCTCCTCGACTTCCTGTGTCCGGTAATCCCGGCAGCCCCCCTTGGTCTCCCAATGCTCGTTCTGCCAGTAGATGTAGCGAGCCGCGAGAATGCCGCCCTTCTGCCGGATGTGGCGAAGGCAGATTTCGTAGTCCTCCTTGACCGTGTAGCGTTCATCGAACATGAACTCCCCGTCGTTGATGATCCCCATGCACGAGGCGGTCACGTAGGAGTAGAACATGAACGGCTTGAACGGATAGTTGGATCGGGGTGCGCCGTCCGTGGCCACGCCCCATATCTTGAAGTCCAGCCCGTAGCACATGGCGAACAACTGCTGGAATGCAACGATCCACTGTTCCTCCGTGAGCGTGATCTGCTTGCACGACTCAGACCGCATCAGCCAGTAGCCGTGGGTCCGAACGTCGTCATCAATCATGACCACATGGTCCTCGCCGCAGTTGGACAGGATCCAGTTGCGGGTTGCCGTGATCCCCTTCACGTCATGGGGGACGCCGACCACCTTGGATTTCTGGTGGCAGCGGGTGTAGGATTCGACTTCCTGTTCGGGAACGTAGAGGACGGAGGAGGGAAGGACATCGGGGGTCCTTATTTTCCCGGCTCGGCCTTTGCTTGGGACGGCGATGTGCATGGCTCAAATCCTTTCCGTAGGTTTTCGATCACGTTCTGCGCGAAAACAACGCGCTCGGTGCCGAGGGTATCATAGACGCCCCCCTTGCGATAGCCGCCGCGACGGACTGCCTTGAGGCCGAAGAGCTTCTGGAGTTCATCCCATTGGGTGTTGAACTGGTCGCAGACGATGACCACGTATTCGCGGGGCGGAATCATCTGCACCGATTGGTCGAGCAGGGCCGCGCGATCCTGCCGGTTCGGTTTGGCTGGGGCGTTGGTCATCAGGCGTTCCAGTTCGCCGCCCGTGAATCCGGTCATGGCCATGTCCAGAGCGCCGGTGTCGATCTCGGTCAGCAGGTCTTTCAGGAGCCGCTCATCGTCCGCGCCTTGGAGCTTGTTCGCCGCGATCATTCTGGCGATATGAGTGGGCTCGTCATAGTCCACGACTACGCAGTCGGCGGCCTCGAAGCCGGATGCCAGCATGACCTTGGTTCGGAGATGTCCGGACACCAGCATTCCGTTGCGCTTGTTCCACACGATGGGGTCGAAGTAATCGTGCGCCAGAGAGGCCTTGAGGACATCCCACTCAGGGGAGCCTTCATCCGGGTGGATGCGCGGGTTTCGGGGGTGCGGTTTCAGCGTGGCCAGCGGGAGCCGCTGGATGTCGAGGGATGCTGTTTTCGGGTCGGGCATCGTGGCCTCCTGTTTCGTGTTGGGGACCACGATACCGCAACCCTACAAAAAATCAAAGTCAATTTCTACCGACGCGCCACCGTTCCGCCGCGATTGCCGTTCGGGGTCACCTTGCGAGGAGTGCTCTTCATCCCCGCGCCTTTCGGGTTTCCGCCGCGATGGCCTGTGCCTCCGGTCTGCAACTTCTGGGCGCGTTTATCATTCGCCTTTGCCGATGTTCCGCCTTTACCACATGCCATGTTCGATCCTCCCTTAAAGAGAAAGCCCGCCCGGCGATTAACCAGACGGGCTCTCAGGATGCTGTTGGGCGATAGAGCCTAACGGCCCTTCTTGCCGGCCTTCTTCTGAACCTTGGCCTTCACCTTGGTCTTGGCCGCCTTCTTGCCGGTCTTCCCAGTCCCACCTTTACCACATGCCATGACACATCTCCCGTTTTCGGTTATGCCGCACCATGCGGCGATTCATAGACAATAAAATGATGACATCTATGCTGTTTGTCAACATGAAATTACATCAGCTTGTCGAGAGGGCATTCCGTGACCGGATCAAGTAATAGGTACAAGCGTTCGATCTCCGTGTCGACAAGGCCCTCCGGGGCGTTGAGAAAATGGCGCGGGATCAGTTCGGCCATGCGGCGTTCCGGGGCGCGGGAGTGGATGGCGCGGGAATCGTATTTCCATTTGTTCAAGATGCGGCGAGGCGTCGAGCAGGCCCACCCTGGCCCTTCCATCATGTCCAGAGCGAAGAGGGAGTTCTCGCACGAGCAGATGGAGAAC